TTGTTGTTGATCATGTCACGCATTCTAGAACTCCTTCTCTCTGCGTGGTGGACGGGGCGACATGATCGCCGCCCCGCTTAGGCTTACGCGGTGAACTCAATCAGCTTGATGGCCTCGAAGTTGACCACGTCGCCGCCGACGCGCTTCGTCGTGTAGAACTCAACGTAGGGCTTCGACGAGAACGGATCGCGCAGCGTGCGGATGCCGATCCGATCGACGATCTGATAGGCCTCGCGCATGTCGCCGACGGCGATCGACAGGCTGTCCGTCGCCGGATCAGGCATGTCCTCGAACGACGCGACCGGGTAGCCGAGCAGCGTCGCGGGCTGGCCCGCTGCGATGCCGGGCGACCAGACATAGGCGCCGTCCGTGTCCTTCACCTTGCGTGTCAGGGTGGTCGTGGCGCGGTTCATGAACCACGTCGCGTTCGCGCGATACTGAGCCTTGAGGCCGTAGAGCGCGTTGATGAGAACGTCGCCACCATTGGGAGCAGCGGCAAATGCGCCGTTGACGCCGGTGTCGAAGCGCTCGATCGTGCCGGGCAGCGTGGTGCCGCTCGCGTAGGTCAGGAAGCCACGCGGACGACCGATGCCCGAGCCGGTGACAAACGCGGTCGCTTCGTCGCGGGCGAACTTCTCCGCGACCTTGCCGGCGAGCCACGCTTCCATGTTGATCTCGGCGTCGTCGAGCAGCTTTTGAGTAGCCGTCGGCTTCGCATAGAGTTCATGGGTCGGGATGCGCCACTTGCCAAGCTGCGGCGTGTTGGTCTCGGTGCGGCTGTCGGTTTCGCCGACCCAGCCCGAGGACGCCTCGTTGAGGTCGAACAGACCCTCGAGCGCGTCGGTCGAGATCACCTGCACCGAGGCATAGGCGCGCATCGGCGAGGTCTCGAACACCTTCATCACGATCCGCCCGGAGAGGTCCGGGTTGACCACATAGCCGCCATCGGGATCGGTGCCGACCGAGAGAGCCTTGATCTCGTCCGACGACAGAGCCTGATCGCCCTTCCGCATGTAGGTCTGGAAAGCCGACTTGTAGGCGTCGAGCTGCGCGTTGCCGAAGTCATGCACGTCGGTGCCGCGGCGGCGCATGTTGTTGCGCGCCCAAGCGAGAGCCTTCGCATCGAGATCGACGACATCGCCCGACGCATCGGTGACGACGCGCGAGGCACGCTTCGCAGCGAGAACCGCCTCATCGGCGATCTTCTGCGCGGCGTCCATGTCCGCTTCGATCTTCTTCAGCTTCGCCTCGAGAACGGCGTCGTGCTTCTGCTGGTTCGCGTCGTGGGTCTGCTTGAATTCCTCGAACGCCTTGTTGATCTGCTCGACCGCCGCGACGGCCGCTTTGATTTCCTCAGCCATTGATCGTCTCCTTGAGTTTGCTGAGTTGCGACAAAAGGGCTGAAAGCCCCACTGAAGCCTCGTCCTCAGCGTCCCGCTGGGTGGCGATGGCTTTGAAGCCGTGCGAGGTGATCGCAGCGGCCTCTTTGCGGCTGTATCCTGCATCCCGCAGGAACGCCTCAAACTCTCGCTCGGTCGTGATCGACTTGACCGCCGTCACCTTGGCATCCGGCAGCATCGGGAAGGTGACGAGCGACACCTCGAACAGGTCCACCTCCGTCAGCTTGCGAACGCGACCGCCGGCCTCCGGCACTGCCTCGATCGTCCGATAGCCGATGGACATGCTATCGATGGCTCCTGCCTTGAGCAGCGCCATAGCCTCGCGGCCCTTCTGCACGTCCTTGAGCAGCCGGCCCTTGACGTAGAGGCCGCGCTCGTCCTCGCGGATCTCGTCCCAGATGCCGATCGGCTCGGCCATGTTGTGCTGCCAGAGCATCTTTACCTTGCGCCCGGAGCCAAGAGACTTGGCGAAGGCGCCGCGCTCGACGACATCCATGCCTTGATCGACGACGCCGAAGACGCTGGCGTAGCCCTCGAAGATCCCGTCCTCGTCAGGCTCGCGCTTGATCTCGAGCGCCACGTTGAACCGCTGCATCTCGCTCATCTGCTTCTCATCCTCTTGCCGCCCGATCCGCTCTGCCCATGTGCGCCCCGGATCACCGCCCCACAAGTCCCACGCGATCCGCCACGCGCCAGGCCCGCCGTCCGGCTCCTTTGCGTCGTATTGCTCAGAGCGCAGCGCGCCGTGCCGAGCGAAGAACGACCGCATCCGAGCCACCGTCTCGGCCGAAAGGTTGGCGCGGTTCGCGATGTCCCTCGCTCGCGCTACGCCGACCTCCGTGCCGCCCCGGCCGTATTCCCGACGCCACTCAAGGGCACGTTCTGCTACCCTCGCCATAGCCTCGGTCGGCTGATACCCGTCTTGCTTGCCCTCCCAGAACGAGACGCAGACAGCGTATCGCTGCGCCTCGTCCGGGAAGTCGTCCACGGCTTCTGCGTCGCCCATGCAACGCCCGAGAAACTCGTCCCGACCTTCATCTGCAAACGGTGTCGGCATCTTTGCCCCGATTGTCCCTGCCCGGTTATATCACAGCCGGGAACATGCCGCTAGTCATCGACGATGTAACCAACCGCACAGCGGCAGTTGATGGTTTCGTCGGGTGGTCCATCAGGATCGCCGGGGAACATCAGGCGCGCACCACCGACGCGGAAGGCGCTGTCCATCGGGACGATCTGCCCGTTGGCCCTGTCGTGCGTGGCTCGGGTTCTGCTGTCTTCGGCCGAGATCCATTCTTTCGAAAGAGGGAGGCCGGTCTCCTTCGCTGCCGCTTGGCTGCCGTAATTCGCCGCCGAATGCGTCTCCGTTCTTGCGATCGTAACTGCCCGGATAATCGATACCTGTCGTGCTTGGTCCAAGATCCTGTCTGCGATAGTCGGGACAGCCTCGCCTTCCTCATATCCCCTCCGCACTGCCGAGACGATGCGATTGCGGGTCGTTTCGCTGACGCTAGTGATCCGCTGTCGGATAGTCTCGTTGGAAATGTAGCGCAGAGCAAGGAGGGTCATCGTCTGGGCGAAGTCTTTTGTCTCGAGCCTGTGGCCGAGAGACTTGCCCTGCTCGACGATGCGGCTGCCAAAGGTCACCATGCTCGCGATCGCCATCGATTGGTAGATCTCGGTCAGGCGCTCGACATGCGCGGCGTCAGGCGGCACCTCGCCTGTGCGGCGAAAGACATCGATCATCTCGCGGGTCGCGTTGAATATCTCGCGCGCGATGCGGGATCTGAACTCCAGCTCGAGGCGATCAAGCAGTCGGTTCTGGCGGCGAAGTTCTCGGTCTCGGTTACGATCGAGCAGGCGTCTTGCCATTGGCCGCCTCCAAGCCATAGGCCAGCGCCTTCATGTCTTGCGATGTTCCGCTAGGCGTGAAGGAAGAGGCCGGGCGGACCAGGCGCTCGACAGTGGCCCGGTCGAGCCTCGGGAAGCCGACCATGATGAGGCCGATCGCGCTCTCGGCCGGCAACATGCCGTCGGCGACGGCTTGGATGATCTGCTGGAGCGACGATAGCTGCGCGCCGTTGAGCGCCGTCTCTTGCACATCGGCCCCCGCTGTCGGCACGCCCGCATCAGTTGGCGACGAGATGTCGCCCTCGAAGCCCATGCCCGCCATGCTCAGGCTGATCTCGGTGGACGGCACGAGCAGCACATCGCCGCCATCGGTCGGCTCGTAGCCCTTCATGGCGCGGCGCTCGTTGATCGTCAGATCCTTCGAAGCGTCAGCCATCTGCCAGAGCGCCATGCGCTTGTCGACGATCGCCGGCACCTGGTCCATGTCCGGGCGCAGTTCGACGCCAAAGGACTCGCCAAGCCATGCGTTCCAGTCGCCCGCGATCATGTCCACGAGTGGGACGATCGTGTCCTCCCAGAAGGCTAGGCGTGCCTCTTGATAGTTGGAGTAGGTGTTGTCGCCGGGGATGCCGAGAAGCTGAGGAGGCACGCCGAACGCGAGCGCGATGTCGCGAGCCGAGGAGGACTTCGCCTCGATGACGCCCATGTCGGCAGGCGAGAGGCCCATCTGCTCCCAGCTTAGGCCGCCCTCGAGCAGCATCGGACGACCGGCGTTGCGGGCGCCGGCATACTGCTCCTCGATCTGCGCCTTGAGCCGGTTGAAGTTGTCGCTCGACAACTCCTGCCCGTCTTTGGTGGTCAATGCCCCGGATGGCCGCGCGGAGTTCTGCAAGAGCGCCTGCATCCACGCCATCGCCTCGTTGTGCTGGTCGATTGCGTAGGACGCCGCCTCGACCGGGCTGAGGCCATACCAGTCGTGGCTCGGGTTGAACATCTTCAGGTGGCGCACGTCGCTGTCGAGCGTCTGCGGATCGACGGGGAACGTCACCTTCTGGTTATTCGCGGTGTAGATGTAGGACTGCGGATAGCCCGACGGGCCGGGGATCACCTTCATGCGGTCAGGGCGAAGCTGGTAGAGTTCGCGCGGCTGCCCACCGACGACGACCCGCTCCTCGTAGCCGTTCCCGGCGATCAGGAGATAGGACACCTTGGCCCGCATGTAGCTGGCGCCCGACTGCATCGGGTTGGGGTTCTCGATCAGTTGCAGCAGCGGATGCTCGATCAACTCCGTTTCGCCGCGGAAGATCGTCCAGCGGATCGAAGCCACGGCGTCCGCGATCTTGTTGATCGCCTGAAACGCGATCACGTTCTTGCGATAGGCTTCGTCGGCGAATTGCTTGTAGTCGCGATCAGACCAAGCGGCTTGGCCTGGGTTCATCACAAGCGCGCCACCTACGGCGCTTTCCTTCACGGCGTCGCGCCGGAATAGGCGGGAGAAGATCATCGCAAGCGTCCTTGCAAGACTGCGCTGAGGCAAAGTAGCATATCACGCCCCCTCGTGCTATAGGGCGCGGATGTTAGGCCGGCCAGTGGTCGAGAAGGCAAGATCCGTCAAGGCCCAGACCATCGCATCGAGCCGGTCGGGCGATCCGTCGCCCATGAAGCCCTGCGCCGTCATCTGCATCATCTGATCCTCAAGCCGCGGCATCTGCGCTGCGTGCGTCACTCGGCCCTGCTCGTAGAGAGCGGCGATCGGCTCGGCGCGGACTGCCTTGCCCTTCGATGCGGTGACCATCTCGACGTTGGCGAAGCGATCCGAGGTCTTGATGATGCTCTCGACCATGTCCCCGCCGAAGTTGCGCTCGGCCACGATCTTGTCGGCCTTGTGGTGGTGGTAGCGCTCGATGACCATCCGGCCCCAGCCAGCCGGGCCGAGGCTGCACGACGCATCCTCGAGGATGTAGAAGCGCCCATCGATGCCCTTGCCTGCTACGACGATGCCGATCTCGTCGCCGCCGCCTGACGGATCGACACCAACGACGATCCGCTGCATCTGCGGCGCTTGCCCGCGCAGGATCATCTCGCGCGTCCAAATCGCGCCGTCGATGTCCTCGAGGATCTCGGCGAACAACTCCTGCCGGCCGAGGCGGGTGCCCTCGTATTTGTCGCGCAGAGCAGCGAGCGCGGTCGGCGCCAGGTTGGCCGCGTTGTCGAATGTCGAACCGCGCGTGACAATCGTGCCGAGGCCATTGAGCAAGTCACGGATCACCTTCGTCGGGCGAGGCGTCGTCGTCGCCACAAGCTGCGGGTTCTCGCCGAGGCGAAGCCCGAACGCTAGTTGATCGAACGCCTCGGGATAGGTCCAGGCTGCCAATTCGTCGCACCACGCTCGATGGAACTGCGGCCCGCGCAGACGATCAGGCGTGTCTGCGGAGAAGCCGCGGATCAGCGCGCCGTTGGCGAGCCGGATCTCCTGCCGGCTGCGGTTGTATTCAGCGATGCTCTCATGCGGGATGCAGGCCATCAGCCCTGAGACGCCCTCGAAGCATGTGCCGCGCACGTCGTTGAACGTCGGCGCCACGACGGCGATTTGATGGCCTGGGTTACACGCGGCATACCAAGCGACATCCTCAGCGCCTGTGCGGGTCTTGCCAAAGCCACGCCCTGCGAGGACGAGCCACGCGCGCCAGTCGCCCTTAGGGGTTATCTGGTTGGATCGGGCTTGCGAAAGCCACTTCGTCCTCGCGATCGCTGCCGGAGATTTTTGCAGCGAGAGCATCAAGTGCTTGTCGAAGATCATCGGTTATCTCCTGGGTGATCTTGATCGCACCGCCGTCTGCGCCGGTGATCTCGTGGCGGTTGGTCTCGCGCCAGCCTGCCTGCGTCTTGAGGAAGAAGATCATGCACGCGATGTCGCCGTCGCGCGCCTTGTTCATCAGGTTCGATGCGATGACACCGATCGCTCGCGCCTTCCCCTTTTTATACCGCAAACCGGCTTCCTCGTCGCGCTCGAAGATCGCGGCGAGCGTAGGCCGGCTGATGCCGAGATAATCGGCGATCTGGTCTTGCGTGAGATACTGAGCGAGCGCCTCAAGCTGGACGCGCTCGTCGTCGGTCAGGACGCGGGTTGCCATGGTGCTGCCTCTCGGTGTTCCACTGCTCGATCTACATATAGGTTACATCTTAGCCTCAACGATCCACCCCGCAAAGTCACCTACTCGAAAGAACTCTATTGCTCCGTCTGGCAACTCTGCCGCGGCGAGTGGTCGTTGCACCCCGCTTAGGCTTAGTTCTTTTGCCACCACATCCTCTGGCGTCGCTCCTGCTCTTAGCTTGTTCGCCAAGGTAAGCCTTGCCATGATCGTCGATGTGTAGCCAGATCCTGCCTGCATACGCTCGACCATGACCACTGCGCCCCCCGGCCTTAGAGCGTCGACAAACCGAGATAGAAACTGCCCCCTGACATGTGGCGGCATGAATATTGTGCTCAGGAACAACACCCCAAAGTCGAACGGCTCGAAGTCGATACTCGTTGCGTCACGAATGACGATCTCGCCCGGCGCTTGGTATTTCTCTGCCATCTCTGGCGCCTTCTCGACGGCGATCAATCGCGCCGATCTTGCTTCGAGTATAGGCGCGATCGCTCGCCCTACGTTACCTGTCGACGCTCCTATGTCGTAGACTAGGCCACGCTCGGGGATGTAGTGACGGGCGATATGTTCGACCGCGCTCGTCGCGAGATCATACCAAGGAAGCTGCTCGCGCACATGGTTGTCAAACCCGCTTGCTACGTCCCTGCTTTGAAAGGTCCATCGACCTTCATCTGGCATCTGCATTTAGAACTCCTAACGCGAGTATGTTTTCAGCTACAGCCTTCATCATGAAGGGTGCGACCATTCTTCCAAGACGTTCAACTCTTTGTTGATAGCTACCTGTTAAAATATAATCATCTGGCACAGACATAATTCGTTTAATTTCTGAAACCGTAAACGCTCGATTATCCCAATGACATACCTTTGCAGCGCCAGGATTTCCGCATGTTGCAGTAATACAGTTTGCGACACTATCTCGTCTTGATTTAACAAGATTAAATCTTTTTTTATGTTGCTCTCCTGGTTTTAAGTTTTTAAGCAATTTAAATATTGAATATTTTTCAATGTTGCTTTCTGCTTTATCTTGTTGCGTCATAATAAGATCCGCAAACGCTTGTTCTAACGTTGGCCTGCTATCGCTTGGCTTGGGATGCAGCTTTTTTGTCATATTTGCCTTCCATAGGTCGGAGCGTATACCAACGAAGATCGTCCGCGCCCGCTTCTGCGGAACACCTAGCCACTGAGCATCTAGCACCTTACACTCGACGCAATAGCCCGACGCTCGAAGATCTCGCAGGATTTGGTTAAGATACCCCTTGGCGACGCCTTTAGCCAAGCCGCTGACGTTTTCAGCGACGAAGACTTTCGGCATCAGATCTCGTAAGATTCGAATATATTCGAAAAAAAGATCCTCGACGTTCTCTTGTGATGCATCGGAGTATTTCTTCGACTTGCCCCATCCCTTCTCTCGACTGCCGGCTGTCGAGAACGCAGAGCACGGAGGAGAGCCGTCTAGGATGTCGAGTTCGCCTTGTTTTTTGCCAATGAGATCGAGGATCTCTTGCCCGGATAGTTTTCGGATGTCGCCGGGCAAGATCTTAGTTGTGGGCCAGTTTGCAGCGTAGGTTTTAACGGCTTCCGAAATAAACTCGTTAACAGCAAGGACCTTTCCGCCGGCCATTCTATAGCCTGTCGAAGATCCACCGCCCCCCGCAAAAAGCGACACGACTTCAAACTTGTGGTTGCCGTTCTCCGTCTGCTCGCGAAGCGATACAACGCTCGGGATCGAGTAGCTAGTCATCAAACTCAAACCCGCATTTTGGGCACGTGTGTGTAAGGTCTGACTCGTCTGCTTCCTTGAAATCCTCTGGCGCATCTATCTCACTCGCAGGCCCATTCTGAAGCAACGCGATCTCGTCTGCGTCGAAGCCTATCACGTCGAGGTCGAAGCCCATCTGGCGGAGGTCGTCAAACTCGAGGGCGAGCAACTCGTCGTCCCACTCGGCGAGTTCTGCGGTCTTGTTCACCGAGAGGCGAAAGGCCTTGACCTGCGCGTCGGTCATGTCGTC